TATTTGATGAGTTTAAAAACTTTGTATCTGACAAGACTATCTGTACTGTTATGCAACACAGACAACTAGAAGCAGATGATCTTATTGCAGGTTGGGTACAAGCACACCCTAATGATAAACATGTTATTATTAGTACAGATGGTGACTTTGCACAACTTATTGCGCCTAACTGTACACAATATAGTGGCATACAAGACTTGACTATTACACACGAAGGCTACTTTGATAAGAAAGGTAATCATGTAATTGACAAGAAGACTAAAGAAGCAAAGCCTGCACCTGATCCTGACTTTATGTTGTTTGAGAAGTGCATGCGTGGCGACACTAGTGATAATGTGTTTAGTGCTTACCCCGGTGTACGTAAGAAAGGCACTAAGAACAAGGTCGGTCTTATTGAAGCATATGCAGACAAAGGCACTAAAGGCTACAACTGGAATAACATGATGCTACAACGTTGGACTGATCATGAAGGCGAAGAACATCGTGTACTTGATGATTATAATCGCAACGTAGTACTATGTGACTTGACAGCACAGCCTGCAGACATACGTGCTATTATAGATGAAACAATTAACGAAGCAACAGAGAATCCTAAAGAGATAGCACAAGTAGGCATGCGCCTTATGAAGTTCTGTGCTAAGTGGGACATGCAACGTATTGCTGATCAAGCACAATACTATGCAGAACCGTTACAAGCGAGATATATCAAATGATTAAAAAAGCAAAAACAATTTTAAAAGATAAGTTTTGGATCGTTGAAGAAGCAGGTCAGAATGTAGGCACACTAAGTTTTAATGACGAAAAATTTATGTTCTCTGCAAGTAGTGGTGTTGCATTTTTTGATAACAAAACACAACTAAAGAGCGAACTTGGACTTACTATCTTTGACAAAGACAATACAGTTAAGTTAGAAACTGAAAAAGAGATTTATGGATTTCCAACTAGTACAACTCCTTACAATGTAATCTATGATGTACATCGTAAGTTTGCTTTATTTACAAAAAGTATTAAGAGTAAGAGCTTGTATTGTGCAGGATACTACATTATACAGTTTGACAAAGGATGGGTAAAGAGCTTTTGTCCTAAGTTAATAACACTAGAACGTTACAATTATAAAGGTCCGTTTAAGAACGATCTTACAATGCGACAGGAATTATCAAATGCCAACCAACAAGATTGATCCTATAAACACATTCCCAGTACAACAGTTTATTCAAACTGTTAAAGGTGCAGACGCTAGTAGGGCAAAAGAAGTTAGGTTAGACATTGATAGTGCTAAAAGACTTGCGTTTACTCTAGGCGAGGTGATGTCTCGACTTAACGGTGACATGGAACAGTTTATTAAAGACCATGTACAAAGCATTGATAATGAGCCCGTACAGGTTCAATTAGACGGTGGTTCCGAATGGAAATAAGTACGTAGTTAATATAAAAAAGAGATAAATATATACGTAGTTAATTAAGGTACGTATATATGAGTAGACCAAAACCAAATGTATTATTAGAATACACTAACAAAAAGAATTATAGATGTGAGCAGATCTTAGATGCTGAAGCTATCTGGGCTGTATTCTATAAAGAAAACCCTTTCAATTTAAAAAGTTCAAACGCTTTAACTAATTATCCTGGACCTAAATATAAGAAAACTAGCTTTTCTAATCCAGGACATGCACACAATTTAGCAAGTAAACTTAACGAGCTCTTTAACTGTAGTGACTTTAAAGTCTATAAGTTACAAGCAGGCGATGTCGTGACTGAATGAACTGGAAAGAAACCTATACCAAGTTATTCCTTAAAGAGTTAGATCAGAGTTATAACGAACTAGCGGTTAAAGAGTATTTGCCGTTATGGTGGCACAACACACGAAATAAAGCTGAAGGTGGACTTAGACTTACAGAAGCAGGTATGGATGTGCTAACAAAGATTGAGTTAGCTACATACGACATACCTTTCCCGGCCGATATGCCATTTACTACACAAGTAATCATATTCCTAGATAAATTTATTGATTGTCCATACTACATAGGACACAAAGGTATTCAAGTTACCCATCAAAAGAAAGCGGTCGAATTAACTCTTTTCTCAGGTGATATGCGCAAGTACGGACTTAGCAAAGCACTTAATCGACAAAATAAAGATCAAAATAATTAAAGAAACCGGTTGACTTTTAGCGAGTTGGAGTGTATACTATATGTATAGTTAGAAATTAAGCACTGATAACTCAAAAGAGGTAATACAAGATGGAAAATACAATCACTAGAACGGTTTCACCGAACGGCGCAAAAAATAGCATCAAGCATGCTCTTAAGAAGAAGCGTCCGATCTTTTTGTGGGGGCCTCCAGGTATTGGTAAGTCTGACATTGTAGGACAAATTACAGACGGGTTTTCAAACTCGCATTTAATTGACATTCGCTTGTCGCTTTGGGAACCTACAGATATTAAAGGTATTCCATACTTCGACAGCAACTCAGGTACAATGGTGTGGGGCGCACCTAGCGAACTTCCAACAGAAGAGTTTGCTGCACAATACGATCACATTGTATTGTTCTTAGACGAAATGAACTCGGCGGCACCAAGTGTGCAAGCAGCTGCATATCAGCTAATTCTTAATCGTCGTGTAGGAACTTACAAGTTACCAGACAATGTAATGATTGTTGCTGCTGGTAATAGAGAAGCTGACAAAGGCGTTACGTATAGAATGCCTGCTCCGTTAGCAAACCGTTTTATCCACTTAGAACTTACAGTTGACTTCGGTGACTGGTTCCAGTGGGCTGTTGATAACAACATCCACAAAGATGTTGTAGGATACTTGACTTTTGCAAAGAAAGACTTGTACGACTTCGATCCACGTAGTTCGTCACGTTCTTTTGCAACACCCCGTTCATGGTCGTTTGTAAGCGAATTGCTTGAAGACGAGCTAGACGAAACCACTACTACAGACTTAGTAAGTGGATCAGTAGGAGAAGGCTTGGCTGTCAAGTTTATGGCACACCGCAAGGTTGCGTCAAGGATGCCTAATCCAACTGATATTTTAGCAGGAAAAGTTACGGAGATGGCCAGTAAAGAAATCAGTGCTATGTATTCCCTCACTGTGTCATTGTGTTATGAGCTACAAGAAGCTGATAAGAAACGTGACAAAGACTTCGATAAGAAAGTCAACAATTTCCTGCGCTTTTCAATGGATAACTTTGATACTGAATTAGTTGTAATGGGCATTAAGCTCGCACTTACTCAGTACTCATTGCCCATTGATCCAGACGCTGTTGAATGCTTTGATGAATTCCATGAACGTTATGGTAAGTACATTAAGGCTGCACAGGGTTCTTAAGCAAAAAGATAGGGCGAGTTTAACTCGCTCTATCACCTTTTGTGGTTGACAAACAACTCAGAATCTAGTATAATAGTTATATAAATTAGAAAGGACATAGCAGATGAGCGTAGAAGGTAAGAAGCACTGGCAACCAGATCCAGACATTACTCCAGAAGCATTAGCTGAAATGCGTGTAGAAGTTCTAGATCGCATTATTGTTGCACGAGTAGGCTTACTACTAAAGCATCCTTTCTTTGGTAATATGGCTACACGTTTACAAATTAAAAGTGCAGATGATTGGTTAGGCACAGCGGCTGTAGATGGTCGAAACTTATACTTCAACACTCAGTTCTTTAACTCAATGGATAATAAAGAGATTGAGTTTGTTATTGCACACGAAATTTTACATTGTGTATTTGATCACTTAGAACGTAGAACATGGCAAGACCGTAACTTAGACGCTATGCTGTCTAACATTGCACAAGACTACGTTGTAAACAATATACTTGTACGAGATAGCATTGGCCATAAGCCTAAGCTAGTCGAATGTTATCAAGACTTTAAATACGAAAACTGGACTTCAGAAGAAGTTTATGACGACTTGTTTGAAAAGTATGATGAAGACGAGCTTAAACAACTAGGTGAATTATTAGACGAACACCTTGACTGGACTGACGGCGATAACGAATCTAACAAAGGTCCGAAAGGCGACAAAGATGGTGAAGGACGTCCAACTTATACAAAAGAAGAACTTAAAAAGATACGTGACGAAATTAAAGAGAATATGGTTTCAGCAGCACAAAGTGCAGGTGCTGGCAATATTCCAAAAGGCGTAGATAGATTAATTAAAGATCTTACAGAGCCTAAAATGAACTGGCGTGAAATACTACGTCAGCAAATACAATCAACTATTAAAAGTGATTATACATTTAGTCGTCCTTCACGCAAAGGACAAATGAGTGGTGCTATACTACCAGGTATGAATTTTGCTGAAACAATAGATCTTTGTATTGCAATTGACATGAGTGGTTCAATTGGTGATATACAAGG